CGTCAACGATCCTGAAACGTACCGTTGGCAGAAGAGCATCCCAGGAGACCGAAGCGGCATGTCGAACACGTATCACAACTACACGCATTGCAAAGGCCTTCCCGAACGCGTCATTTCGGACAACCCAGGGAAGGTGTACAAGGTTAACCCCGTGTTGCGATGTAAAAAAGGGTTTTTCAAAATCATGATGTTCACGTCACCTCAAGGCGACTTTCACTTTTACAAACAACACGGGCTCTGTGAATACAAAGTCCAACCCGGCAACACCGTGAAGAGTGTGGCTGCGTTTTTCAAGGTACCACAGGCGCGCATCGCCAACGCCGCGACCAAGGCTGGAGGGTTCAAAGAGGGCAAGCGCATCGTGTTCAAAGTCAACTTGTGGTCCCATAAGAGGGGGTGGAGCGACGGTGGCGCTCTCCTCGTGGACGCCAAGGGGAAGATGATTCAGGACCCTCGCAAGGCGGCAAGAAACTACCCAGGTCTGAACTACTCAAACTTCTGTTCGTCATTCTGCGTCAAGGATCGCGGCATCAAGGTCGGCAAGACTCACCCCAAAGTCTCTCAGAAGTGAGTCCAGGTCGTCCTGAGTCTCCGCCTCGAAGGACACATCGAAGATGTCGAGGACACTGAACACCTGCTCGTCGTTCAAGTGCACGACGTTTGACGTTCGAGCGATGAAGTTATTCGTCACTTGCAATGTTATGCTAAATTGGGAAACATCGAATACTTTTCGACAGACCGGGCACGTGTGCTTACCCTGCGCCTTCCATCGCTCGATGCACGACGCGTGAAATATATGTCCACAACGGATGGCGTTGTTCCTGGTGGCCTTCACCTCGTTGAGACATATAGAACATGTCATTACTACATGTACCTACCTAAACTTTTTTTAATAAATATCCGCGACGTTCAACAACGGCGTGTTGCACTGGTTGCACTGTTGTGCGCCCTGCAAGCCTTGGACTTTCGCGAGCACTTCCGGACCGCTCTTTTGCAACAACTGGCGGTACGTGTAGTTGTCCTCGAGAGCGATGCCGTTTTGTTTCATGATGTAATTGTTCACGAGTTGCGCTGAGGAGTGAATCGTGAAGCATCGGCCGTCGGCCATTCCCAGGCGTTGAGACATTGTATTTATTATTACAGGAGAAAATTTATACGATTGTTTCGAGTCGTTTGAAGCCATGATTCAAAACCCATGCTGCGCAACTTATGTACAAGACTGTTACATTTGTATCCAAGGAAAGTGTCGAACGAGTCGCGGACGTCAGTCGGCGACACGCGAATGTTTTGGTCGCATCGGTCGATGTGTCGACACACGATGTTGTATCCATAGGCAACCTCTTTCAGGGTCTCGGCACCGGTGATGATTATTTTACCCGTGGAGAAAATGGATGTGGTGATTTCTTTCGCTTCTTCGAACGGTTTGAATTTTATTTTCACCGCCGAATACTTGTCCGGTTGGAAACTGACTGAAAACGTGTTTCCATGGTTTTGAAAGTGTCTGGCTACCAACATCAGGTTGACGTGATAATTCAGACTGTAGTTGCTGTTTATCATGACGACTCGAAAGTCGTCGTCCTTTATCATCGACTCCATGTCGAGGTACGTCTTGAAAAGTTGTTTAAGTTGGGCGATCACTCGCTGACAATCGAAAAGGTCGCAGCACCCAGCGACTTGGATGGACCCATTGGGGAAAATTTTCACACTCTTAGTGGAATATGGGTCTTTATACACTAATGTTATTTGATTGTAAAAAGTGGTATTTTTTATGGACCACTGAAAATCAGATCCAACGGCGCCCTCTCTTTGAAACGACAAGTGTTCGACGCGACCGAACACCTCTCGGAGCTTCTCGAGATCCACGGGTTGACCGAACTTGGCGACCATCGTGATCGTGGTAATCTTCACCCACGACGGACGCGTCTCCTCGGGGAACATGTTCCTAAAGTCATCCACCGTGAGTATGAAGCTGAACGACTGGTTCGCGATCGACGAATACATGTCGTGCGTCGCGAACTGACGTCATGTCTTTAAAAGTCTCTCGAGCCGACCCCCCTCCCTTCCCATAAAAATAGTCAATTCGACAGTTTCACCATCTAAATATACCTGTCCCGAAGCCCTTCCGATACCTAAATCTTCGACCCTACACATGTGAACTTTGACCATCTTCGAGGGGGGTGCCCTGCTGTGGCGCACCGCGAGCACCGCGGCGTCGCGCTTCGTCTCCCGTGGCACGACGTCGTCCTCGCACGCGATGACGACGTGAGAGCCTGGGTGCCCTGCGACGTGCATCCACCACTCTCGGCCGTAGGACGATTCCGTCAGTCGATCGTTGTCTTTGGCGTTCTCACCGACGTGAATTTTCACCCCGTCCACGGACGTGAACGTCTTCATGCGTAGTACTGCTCGTAAATATTTAAATAACTTGCAAAAGTCAACCACATCGCGAGAGGGAGGGTGTAGTTTCTGGCCGGACCCTTGAGCTGGGCGACCGTGTACCACGTGGCCACCGCCGCGCTCACGATCACCAAGGGGGCCTTGTCCTTGTTTTTAGTGCACGAGTACGCGATGAGCCACAGGCAGCATAGAGCCGTTATGGCTGTGAATAGGACGTCCTGTTTACTCAGGTACCACGCGTAGCCCGTGGTCGCGTAGAGGATGGGCCACACCACACCAAACACCCACCCCGGTGGGCGAAAGGGCACCCCCTGTCCTGAACTTTTCAAATTGGGACACAACAGACTCGTGCCCGTGATCGCGAGGGCAGGGATGAATGCGCGCGCGCTCATTTTACTTTCTATTGGTACTATATTTTAATCCCATGGTACAGTTTTCTAAAGTCCGCGCGGGACGTCCTTCCGAAAAATGGAAAAAGAAAAATGCGTGTGGCATGAACTTAAAAGATACGAGTTGTAATAAAGCATGAGTTTCCTTCAGTCTGCTAAATTCATCAACGACGTCGAGCTCGGTGCTGATTTCGTGGAGGTTGAGTACGCCAAGTACGTGGTCGGCGAGAACCGCTACGAGACGTTCGTCGATTACTTTCGCACCACACCCAAAGGGGACTGGGTGGAGATCACCTCGCTGAAACAAAACATTCGTTTGGAAAAGTTCTTGGACAGCATGGTCGAGAAGACGACCGAGGTGTTGCAGAAAATGTGCGAAATCGTCATCGAAAACGTGGAGTGTTCGACTCGACTCATGTGCGCATCCAAAATATTAGACCCAACGTTCACCCCGCCGTACGTCAATCTTCGTCGCAGTTGGCAGCGCGCGCTCGTGGTCGACTTTTGCATGGACGTGCTTCCCGAAATCATCTATCACTGCACCGATACGCGCAGACTCGAGAAATTTTATAACGTCGTTAACCTTTTCGAATAAAAATAAACCCCACCATGAGCAACACGACGAGAAGGGGGATGACCACGTTCACATCCTTCGTGGTGGTGGGTAGGCGGACACGTCCTGTGCTCGAGGTCTTCGCAGCACACGTGTCGATGCGTCTGCGCGGGTACGCGGGGCGCGTCAGCGGACACGATGGTTCGCGACCACCCTTGCAAAAGTCAATGGTGCGGTCGCCGGAGGTGGACGCCACGTCGCAGATGGGGCTCAGGGGCGACGTTCGTTCGACGTCGCGCCCACCGTGAACCTCTCTGCCATGGTCGGCGAAATCGGGGGTCTGTCGAACGCTTCCTGGGAGTGAAAAGTCAAACAGGACATAGGGGTTCAGTTTATTCATGGCATCTTCTTCAGACAGCAGCATTGCTCTTTACTTAATACAATATTTTTTATACCAATCCTTGGTAGGATAGGTGGCTATTGGTCTATGCACGGTCGGCGGGTCAAAGATACTCTTACGCCGTCGTCCAACTTTCACCAGGCGCGCGTGATACTTTTGCGCGTGCGACGCGACTTGCGTGGGTGAGCGGGTGAGCACGTATTTCTTGGAAATCTTGGCCCATTTCCCCGGGCCGTAGATTTGCAACCCTAGAAGAAATCGAGTGTGTTCGCTCTGAGTCCACGCGTTTTTGTTCATGTTTTTGCGTCGAATTGTGACGATCACAATTTGATGATGTTGGCGTAATTCTTCTTTTTTCCATAAAGCGAGGTGTTTTCCGGTCGGTCGATGGGGATGGTCGCCGTGTCAATCTCCTTGAGATAGGCCAGGTACTGGGCCACGCCAGTCTTCACTTGGCCGACCGCGGTGTCGATGACGACCGTGTTCATGGCGCGGACCTGGCTATTCACGTCGCCGTAATGGTCGCCGGCGTTGTTGATGAACACGTAACGCATGAGGGTCTTGAGGTCGTCGTCGTTCTGATAATCAATCTTGATGCCCGTGATTTGCTTGAACTTTTCACGAATCCCGCGTTGAAGGAGGTCCCGATTAAAGTCGCTGAAGTACAGGGTGTTCAGGGGTGTCGCGCACTGTTTGATTGTGTTCAGCTGGACGTTGTCACACATTTAATATACCCGAGGAAAATAATATTTACTTCTATTAAATAATATCATGGAGCTCGCCGACTTCGACGAGACCTATGCCAACAAGCCCCAGAACGTCGAGGTCAAGCCGTGTCAAGCCCCGGCCTGTTTCGTGAACTCGTACGCACCCGTGGCGAAGCCCGGGGAAGACGGTCCGTTCTTCGTGAACACGTACCTCATGCAATCCAATCGTAAGAAAGAAGTAGCCGGTGCGGTCACCATTCGCGCGAGTGATTTGAAATGTAATTAAAAAATTCATACCCTAATTATACAACACCCCCACCCCCGAGGATGAGAGTCACCAAGAGAAATGGTCGCGTTGAAGACATGAAATTTGACAAAGTCACCACCCGTATCTCCAACCTGATTCATGGACTCTCACCCGAAGTCGACCCCACCAAAGTGGCGCAACAAGTCTTCAGCAGCATGTACGACGGCATCAAGACCCAGGAGTTGGACACGCTCTCGGCCGAGATTTGTATCGGCATGATCACGAGCGACCCCGACTACGAAGTCTTGGCCACGCGCATCGTCGCTTCAAACATTCAGAAGCAAGCGCCTAACACCTTCGTCGACGCCATGAAGGCTTTGCACGAGGGGGGTGTGGTCACCGACGAGATTGTCCGCGTGGCGGAACTCGTGAACGATTACATCAAGCCCGAGAGAGACTTCGACTATGGCTACTTTGGACTGAAAACCCTGGAGAAGTCCTACCTCCAAAAAGTACATGGAAAAATTTGCGAAACCCCGTCGTACATGTTCATGCGCGTGGCCATAGGCGTGCACGGGGAGGATTTCCCATCCATCCTGGAGACGTATAATTTCATGAGTCAAGGCTATTTCATCCACGCGACCCCGACCCTGTTCAACGCCGGCACGCACAGACCACAAATGAGTTCGTGCTTTTTAGTGGCAAATAAAGACGACAGCATTCACGGCATCTACGACACCCTGCACGAGTGCGCAGCCATCAGTAAATGGGCCGGTGGCATTGGATTGCACATTCACGACGTGCGTGCCAGTGGGTCGCACATTCGAGGCACCAATGGACGCAGCGATGGCATCGTTCCCATGCTCCGCGTGTACAACGCCACGGCCAGGTACGTGAACCAGGCTGGTAAGAGGAAAGGCTCATTCGCCATCTACATCGAACCGTGGCACGCCGATGTCATGGAGTTTCTCGAGTTACGTCTGAACCAGGGTGATGACGAATCGCGATGTCGCGACTTGTTCACGGCCATGTGGATTCCAGACCTGTTCATGAAACGCGTCGAGGAAGGTGGTCGATGGTCCCTGTTCTGCCCAGACACCGCGAAAGGGTTGTCCGATTGCTACGGCGACGAGTTTGACAAGTTGTACACAAAGTACGAACAGGAGGGATTGGCCAAGCGCACCGTGGACGCCGCCGACGTGTGGAAAGCCATCTTGAAGAGTCAGACCGAGACGGGAACGCCGTACATGCTCTACAAAGACGCGTGCAACGCCAAGTCCAATCAAAAGAATTTAGGCGTCATTAAGAGTTCAAATCTTTGCGTGGAAATTCTGGAGTACACGGACAAGGACGAGACCGCGGTGTGCAACTTGGGGTCCATCGCGCTCCCGAAGTTTGTCGACACGGAGAATAACACGTTCGACTACGAGGCGTTGCACAGAGTGACCAAAGTCTTGACGAAGAACTTGAACAAAGTCATCGACCGAAACTACTACCCAACCGTCAACGCCCGACAGAGCAACGTGCGCCATCGACCCATCGGTATCGGGGTCCAGGGTTTGGCGGATGCGTTCAACATGTGTAAGTTGCCTTTCGATTGCGACGCGTCCAGGGCGATGAACAGCTACATCTTTGAGACGATGTATCACGCCGCTCTCGAGGCGAGTTGTGATTTGGCGAAGGCGTCCCACCCCTATCCCACGTTCAAGGGCAGTCCCGCGAGTGAGGGCATCCTCCAGTTCGACATGTGGCAAGGGGAGACCAAGTTGAGTGGTATGTACGACTGGGACGCGATGCGTCAACGCATCAAACTCGATGGTCTCAGAAATTCCCTCCTCCTCGCGCCCATGCCTACGGCGAGCACGGCGCAAATTTTAGGGAACAACGAGTGTTTCGAACCGTACACGACGAACATCTATCTCCGACGCACGCTCGCGGGAGAATTCGTCGTCGTGAACAAACACTTGGTGGAGGACCTCAAACAGTTGGGCCTGTGGTCCAAGGCGATGAAAGACCTGCTCATCAAGGCGGATGGTTCGGTCCAGAACATCTCAAACATTCCCGACGACATCAAGAACAGGTACAAAACGGTGTGGGAAATTTCCCAAAAGTGCATCATCGACATGGCTGCCGACCGGGGACGCTTCGTGTGTCAAAGCCAGAGCATGAACCTCTTCATGCAAAGTCCCACGTTCAGTAAGTTGTCGTCGATGCACATGTACGCGTGGAAGAAAGGGCTGAAGACGGGCATGTATTACCTGCGCTCGAAGGCCAAGGCGAAGCCCATCCAGTTCTCGCTCGACATCGAACCCGATTGCGTCGCGTGTTCTGCTTAAAGTTATGATTTGATTTATTTAATATGAAGTTCACTGAGTTGTGCTCTAACATCGACATCGGTAGCTATAAGAATAAGAAGATTGTCATCACCAACAAGGATGGTGGACATCTTCGCACGCAAGCCCCGCGTTTGTACATGCCCTTTGGTATCTGTGGATTCACACCCGAGGTCGGTCCCACCAAGTACACTTTGGACTTGGCGTTGACTGGTTGGGACGAGGAAGGTGGTTACGTTCAAAAGTTTTACAACACCCTCCGCGACGTGGAAGACATGGTCATCGACGCCGTCGTCGCACAGAGTCAGGACATTTTTCAAAAACCGATGACCAAGGAGGAACTGATTCCGATGTTCAACTCGAACATCAAGGAGAACCCGGGACACGCGCCAAAGTTTCGCGTCAAGGTTGACACGGACATGAACGACGTCATGAAGGCGGATGTGTTCGACGCGAACAAGGAGCGTCTGTGTAAGGAGGCTGTGACGCACGGTATGTATTCAAGAAATTCAGGAAGACCCATCGTGGAGATGTGTTCTGTGTATTTCTTGAACCGGAAATTTGGCGTCACGTGGAAGCTGCACCAGTTGCAAGTGTTTGAACCGGAACGTCTCAAGGGGTTCCAGTTCTCTATTTAGTACCCGCCACCAAGGCGGTGTAGATGAGCTGACACTTTTTTAATAACTTACCTTCGATGCGAACGAACGCATCCTTCACACCCATCTGCTTCTTAGCCTCGGCGACCGCTTCGTCCCACAATGCGAGAGTCATCATGTATTACTATGTGCTCAGAGTTTTTTTTGCAAACGCTTGAACTGCTTCATTTTGCGGTCGTACTCGCTCGAACCCTCCTTGGCCTGCAACTTGACCTCGCCATCCTTCTTCACGCCTTTGGGCTTCCACACCTTGACGAAGTGCGCCTTACCTTCAGCCTTCATGCGCGCCATCGCGGCGGCGTGCGCCTTCTTGCTCTTGATGCGGCCATCGTTGGGGTCGAGGTACAAATCCTTCTTCATGAGACCACCTTCGGTCATCGTCGCGCTGCCGTGCATGACTTCGGCGCGGGAACCAATGCGTTTCATCATCATCGTTTTTTATTATAAGGGCTAGAAAAAAAAGTCATCCTCCTCATCCGAGGGTTCTATGATTTCACACTCCGCTGGGGGCTTGGGTTTACGCGGACGCGTCGTCTTCGGTGGTGGTGGTTCGATGCCGTGTTCTCGGTGATAGAGCACCTTGTCCCAGAACGCGCGCATGATGGGGAGGTTCGTCTCGAACCACCCGCGGTCCCTGTCGACTTGAACGACCACGAATTCCTCCCCCTTTGGCCAGTTGAAATCCGCTGGTTTGTACTGAATGAAATGACACGTTTCGAGATCCATTATTTCCATGCACAGCTGCAGTTGTGGCATGTAGTGTTCTGGCACCTCTGCTTTGATTTCGCGCATCATGGGACACTTAATTTCCACGAGTTTCCCACTCTCCGTGACCCCATCAGGGGACCCCCCGAGCCACAAGTGTACGGGGTGGGGCACCAATCCTATCTCGTGCACGACTTCACCGTATCGTTCTTCGTACAGTATTCTCGCTTCGTCTTCGTATTTCTCCCCATGTCTGGTCGCTTCGTTTCCAGTAAACTTTTCCCCGACGCCACACTTCTTCAACAACAAGTCATGTGGCGTCTGGTATTTATTACATCCTATGGCGGTGGCGGCGTCGCTCGCGGTGAGCATCTTCCCACGCAATGCCAGCCATTCCTCTGACTTTTGTGCTGCATATTCACGCTCGAGGAGGGCTTTCACATTCGGATGCATCGCACTTATTGAAAGAATGAATACTACTTTTAACTAAAAAAGGCTCTCGCGGCGTTCTGTTCCGCCTGTTTTTTGGATTTGGCCCACCCTCGTCCGAGGAACGCGTCGTTCACGTAGGCGTCGATGACGAACACCCCATCGGTGTGGTCGGTGATTCTGTACTCGGGGAGGGGGAAGTTGTTCGTCTGACAGTACCGCATGAGGTGGTCTTTGAAGTTGTCGTCCACGAGGAGGCACTGCATGTCCACGAACGATGGGTCCTCGTAGATGCGAAGGATGAATTCCTTCGTGTG